GTAAAAGGTCTTAAGGCTGTTAATGAATTATTAAATAAGTTAAACTCTATTGATACTAAGGTAAATAAAATTAATAAAGTTGCTGGAGGTAAGGGGGGAAAAGATGATTTTGCTGAGATTCAAAAAGTTAGAAATCAAATTAGTAGAGTAGAAACTAAATCATTAAGAATAAGAAATCAATTAGTTGGTTTAAATGAAAAAGATAAAAAAGTTTCAGCGATAAAAGGTCGTTTAACAAGGGCAGAAAATAAAGCTAAAAAGGGTTCATTAGATATTGCGAATAGAGAATTAGTGATTGCTGAAAAATTATTAGCAAAACAAAAATTGAGCACAACAGAGATTGTTAAACAAACTAAAGAAAGTGCGAAAATGACTGCTATAAGACAAGGAAATTTTGCTGGATCTGGTCCTGGAGTATTTGGACCACAACCTAAACAACCAAGATTTAGATTACCTAAACCAACCAAAGGATTTGATGTTCAAAGTGCATTAATAAGTGGTGCATTTCCTCTGTTATTTGGTCAAGGGCCAGTAGGAGCATTAGCTGGCGGTCTTGGTGGTGGTATCGGTGGAATGTTCGGAACAATGGGTGGTTTTGCAGGAGGTATCGCTGCTACAGCAGTTGTTCAACAAATTCAAGGTTTGTTAGATGGAGTCAGCAAATTAGGACAAGCTTTAAGTCCACTTGTTCAAGATGTTGGAGCTGTGACTACAGCATTAGGATTACAAGGATCTGTTCAAGAAGCACAATTAAAACGAATCGAACAGACTCAAGGAAAAACAGCAGCTTTTAATTCAGCAATGAAAATAATGGCAAATAGGATAGATCAAGAGGGTATAAATAAAATTAAGAATTTTGGTGAAACAACCAGATTATTAGGTCAACAATTTGGTATTGCTTTATTAAAATTACAGGCTTTTGCTGGTGGCCTAGCTAATTTTATTACTAATCTTGTTGTTGGAAAAGGTAAATTACAGGAAGCTGAAAATAAAAGAATAGTAAAAGATGCTGCTTCTCTTAATAATTCTGAAGCTCAAGATATTCTTAATAAAAGAAAAGCACTTGGAACAACTGATTTTAATGAAGGTGTTACAGGAAGTAGAAAGAGATTTGCTAATAGAAGAAAGCAAGTAGCAGAAAATGAAGTAAAGGCATTAGAAAAAAACTTTGCTATTCGTTCTAAGGTTGAAGCAAAATCAAGTGATGTGGTGTCTCAAGGTGATTTGTTAATACAAAACCTAGAAAAAGAAATTAATTTAAGAAAAAGGATAGAACAAAATGAAAAAACCATGACAAGTGGATTAGCTGAAAAAGTAGCTAAAGTTGAGCAAGAATTTGACAGTAGAGGGAAAACATTACGACAATCACTAGAACAAATGGAGAAAGACAAAGAAGTGTTTGAATTAGCCGTTAAGAAAAATCAATTACAAGAAAATGAAAATCAAAATATAAAAGATATGGATACTGCTATTGAACACCAAAAAACACTTATAAAAGATAATAACGAAGCTAAAAAAGAGGCAGTTAGATTAACTGAAGAATTAGATAATGCTACTAATAAAATAGATTCAAATTTTGAAAAAATTGGACAATCTATTGCTTCTGGTGTTAGTGATAATTTAACTGCTGCAATAATGCAAACCAAGACTTTAGGTGATGCTGCAAAATCAATATTAAATGATTTAAGTTCTACTCTTATAAAACTTGGTGTAAATACTATTTTAAAAGGTATTTCTCCTGGTTTCTTTGGTAGTTTATCAGGATTAGGATTTGCAGATGGTGGCAGACCTCCTGTTGGTAAGGCTTCAATAGTAGGAGAAAAAGGCCCAGAACTATTCGTTCCAAAAAGATCAGGCACAATAATACCTAATGACAAACTAGGAGGAGGTAGTACTAATATCAGTGTTAATGTAGATGCCTCTGGATCATCTGTTCAAGGTGATGAACAACAAAGTAAAGAACTTGGCAGACTTATTTCTGTAGCGATACAATCAGAATTATTAAAACAAAGAAGACCTGGAGGTTTATTGAGATAATGGCTACTTTCCCTAGTTATAATCCTGTTTTCTCTGCCAATAAAACTGATATTACTAATACTAGAATAGTTCAGTTTGGTGATGGTTATCAGCAAAGATTTACTTTCGGTTTAAATCAAAAAGCAAAACAATGGAGTTTAGTTTTTAATGTTGACAATGAAGATGCAAATGAAATCGAAACATTTTTAGAAGCAAGAAAAGTTGATGGGGCATCTTTTGATTGGTCGCCTCCTGATTCATCTACTACTTTTAAATGGTATTGTGCTTCTTTTACAAAAGAGATATTTGATTTTGATAGAAATAGAATCAATGCAACATTTATACAAGTATTTGAACCCTAATGGCTAATCCCGTATCTGAAACTCAAGCAATAAATCCTGGTTCGGTTATTGAATTATTTGAACTCACAACAGATTTAGCTTTACATGGATCAGAAACTACATATAGATTTCATGCTGGTACAAATGAAATTAATAATGGAAATATTATTTGGGCTGGAAATACATATGTTGCCATACCGATGGAAGCAGACGGTTTTAAATATGCAAAAGGTCAATTACCTCGGCCTACTTTGACTATCAGTAATGTTACAAATGTAATTACGGCTATTTTACTTAATGTTAATACTGTAACTCCAGGAAATGATTTAACTGGTGCGATAGTAAAGAGAAGAACCACTTTAGCAAGATTTTTAGATTCTGCTAATTTTGATCCTGTTGCCTCGACAACTACAACAACCTCAACTATTGCTGACCCTTCTGATGTAGAAACTGTTACTTTTACGGTTACGGTAGTAAATGTTAGTGGTTCTAATTACTTTGCTATTGATGGTGTCACTAATCCTGTACTCACGATGAAACGTGGGTCAACTTATATTTTTAATCAATCTCATAGTTCTAATGTTGGACATCCTTTAAGAATAAAATCTGATGCTGGAGGACAGCAAACAACAACTAATGCTGGAACTCTTGGTACAGATGCAACAGTAACTTATCAACCAGCCTATCCAACCGCTCCAAATGATTTAAGGTATTACTGTACTGTCCATGGTAACGGAATGGGAAATACAATTACAATGAATAATCCTAATACGATTCAACAAGAAACAGCCGTAACCTCTACAAGTCAATCAAACCCTTATGGAACACCAGATCCTACGGCAGAATATCCTCAAGAAATTTATAAAATTGATAGAAAATCAGCAGAAAATAGAGCAGTTGTTCAATTTGAATTAGCTGCTTCTTTTGATCTAGCAAATATAAGAATCCCATTAAGAGTATGCACTAAAGAATTATTTCCTTCTATTGGAACGTTTATTTAATGAGTGATTGGAAAGAAGCTGCTCTTAGTCATGCAAAAGTTGAAGATCCCAAAGAATCTGTTGGTCTTTTGTTAAATATCAAAGGCAAAGAAAAATATTATCCCTGTAATAATCTGTCTATGACTTCATATCAATCTTTTATTCTTGATCCAGTTGATTATGTACAAGCTGATTCTGTTGGTGAAATAACAGCTATAGTTCATAGTCATCCAGTAACACCTCCAATTCCTAGCCAAGCAGATTTAGTTAGTTGTGAAAATTCTAATTTACCTTGGTATATTGTTAACCCAAAAACAGAACAATGGGGTTATTGCGAACCTAGTGGATATAAAGCCCCATTATTAGGAAGAGAATGGGTATGGGGTATAACAGATTGTTGGTCGTTAGTTGTAGATTGGTATAAAGAAGAAAAGAATATTGAATTACTGGATTATCAAAGACCAGCAAAAGTAGAAGATTTTTTAGCAGATCCAGTTTTTGAAAGATACTTACCAAGTAGAGGTTTTAGATTATTAATGCCAAATGAGGAGTTAATGAATGGAGATATTTTAGCAATGAGTATTTTTGGTCAGGGATTAAATCATGTAGCTATTTTCTTGGATGGGGATGTTTTACATCATTTAGGAGATAGACTATCTTGTAGAGAACCATACTCACCTTGGTTATTAAAATGTACAGGAGGGAGGTATCGTTATGATGCGTAAATTAAAACTATATGGAGAGTTGGCTAAATTCATAGGCCATAAAGAGTTTGAAATTAAAGTGAATAATTTACCTCAAGCTATAAGTTTTCTTATAAATAATTTTCCAGAAGTAGAAAAGTATATGACTCCAAAATATTATCAAGTAAAAATTGGAAATTATACAATAAATGAAGATGAGATAACAGATCCAATAGGAGAACAAGATATTCATATTGTGCCAATGATTGCTGGAGCAGGAGGTGGAGGTTTTAGGAATTTTTTATTAGGAGGATTATTAATTGGAGCGTCATTCTTCTTCCCAGGTGCAGGATTGTTTGGAACTGTTGGAGTGGGAGGAGCAGGAGCAGG